GGTGGAGGTTTAAGTAACATTGCATGTGCTGCTTGGAGTACAGTAGGTGGAGGTAGAAATAATACAGCCTCTGGATATATGGGAACCGTTTCTGGAGGTTACCAATCTTGTGCCACAGCAAACTTTTCTGTTGTAGCAGGAGGATATTATAATAAAGCAACTGGTCATCAATCGTTTGTAGGAGGGGGTGAATCTAACTGTGCTACTGATATATCCGCTACAGTTGGTGGTGGTAGAGCTAATGTAGCGTCTGGATGTGAATCTACAATTGCTGGTGGAAGAAATAACGCATCCTCAGGTGCACAATCAGCTATCGTTGGTGGACTATCCAATTCAGCTGCAGGAATTAGATCATTTATTGGTGGTGGTAACGCTAACTGTGGTACCACAACATACACAGTGGTAGCAGGTGGTACAGGAAATACATCCTCTGGATATGCTTCAGCAACAGTGGGAGGTATTACAAATACAGCCTCTGGTAATATATCATTTGTTGGAGGAGGTGTTTCAAACACTGCTAGTGGATATAGAGCCACTGTAACTGGAGGATATGGAAACGTTGCATCCACCTTACATTCATTTGTAGGAGCTGGTACTGCTAATACAGCACAAGGAATCACCTCTGTTATAGCAGGTGGTAACTGTAACTTTGTATGTAATTCTACATCTGCATGTCTAGCTTTTGGAGCAGTTGTAGTAGGAGGTGTTGGTAACAACACTACAGGAGGTACTTGGTCATTAGCTTCTTGTGCATTTACAGTGGCTCCAACAGTGTGCAATGCAGGTCCCTATTCTTTCATAGGAGGTGGTTTTCAGAATAGAGCAGCAGCTAATGCATCTACTGTAGGAGGTGGTGTTGCAAATACTGCTTCAGGTTATAGATCATCTGTTTTAGGAGGTCAAGGAAACTGTTCTATTAACAGCTATTCTACCTTAGGAGGTGGTATTAATAATACGTCTTCTGGAAATGTTTCTACAATAGCTGGAGGTAATGCTAATACAGCATCAGGAGATCATTCTACTGTTGCAGGAGGTATATCTAACACTGCTTCAGGTTATCGTGCAATAGTAGGTGGAGGTGCATCTAATACAGCCTCAGGCAATTGGTCCGCTGTATTAGGAGGAATTGCTAACAATTCAGTGGGAGGCTATTCTTTCATAGGCGCAGGTTCTAATAACAATGCTGGAGGATTACAAGCTACTGTAAGTGGTGGATATTCAAACTCAGCAGCTAACAACTATTCTACTATTAGTGGTGGATATGACAATACAGCATCAGGACTTGTTAGTTCTCTTGTAGGTGGTTTTAGAAACTTGGCTTCAGGCAATTGTAGTTTTGTTGGAGGTGGTTGTGCTAACTGTGCAACAAGTGATTATGCGTCTGTAGTAGGAGGTCAATTAAACTGTGCCACTGCAGGCTATTCATTTACTGGTGGTGGTTACAATAACAAAGCAACAAACTCACAAGCGACTGTAGCAGGAGGTTATGGCAACTTAGCTTCTGGTGCGAGAGGATTTGTGGGAGGAGGTCATACTAACACTGCATCAACATACGCTTCTGTAGTAGCAGGTGGTTATGGTAACAGAGCCTGCACAAGTGACTATTCAACAGTGGGCGGCGGTCTTGAAAATGTAGCATCAGGATGTGCTTCTGTGGTTTCAGGAGGTCAGACTAGCAATGCAACTGGAGCAAGATCTACAGTGGGAGGTGGACAGTCAAACACTGCTTCTGGTAACTGTTCATTTGTAGGAGGTGGTCAGTCTAATACAGCTTCAGGTGCATGGTCTACTGTAGGAGGAGGATGTTCTAATAATGCATCTCAGAATAGATCAGCTATAGCAGGCGGTGGTTCAAATAGTGCTACTCAACCTTTATCTTTTGTTGGGGGAGGTTATGGTAACACTTCATCAGCTACATATGCAATGATAGGCGGTGGTTATTTAAACACTGCAAGTAATAATTATTCTGCTATAGCAGGTGGTAGAAATAATGCTGCAAGTGGTGTAGCTTCATTTATTGGTGGTGGCTCTACTAACACAGCTTCAGGAAACTGTTCAACAGTAGGAGGAGGTAAAAGTAATACAGCATCAGGTATTTATTCATTCATAGGAGGCGGGGATTTAAACAGCTCTTCATGTAACAGAGCAACTATTGGAGGAGGATACAGCAACACTTCATCAGCACTATATTCTACTATTTCAGGTGGATATAAAAACTATGCACAAGGAAATAGTTCTTTTGTAGGTGGTGGGGTTTGTAATATGATTTGTTGTGCCACTGCAACCTGTTGTTCAGTAGGTGCCACTATTGCAGGTGGTGTTGGTAATAATACAAGTGGTGGAACCTTTTCAGTAGCAGGTTATTTCACCGTAGCACCAACAACTCTTTATGCGGCAGGTCAATTCTCTACAATTGGTGGTGGATTCCAAAATAGAGTGCAAGGTGCTTGTGCAACAGTTGCTGGTGGTGCAGCTAACGTTGCTTGTGGAAATAGATCGTTTATTGGAGGTGGTGATTCTAACTGTGCTACTAATGAAAGATCAGTAGTGGGCGGTGGATACAACAACACTTCATCTGGGGCTTATTCAACAGTATCAGGAGGTTATCAAAACTGTGCCACTTCAATACATTCAACTGTTGGAGGAGGTAGAGCAAATAGAGCTACAGATAGTTACACAACAGTGGGAGGTGGATGGAACAACTTAGCCTCTGCAGTAAGATCTACAATTGCTGGTGGTGAGTCCAACTGCACTCCATCAGGAGGATATGCAACTGTTGGAGGAGGTTTCTTGAATATGGCATGCGGTCAAATGGCTGTTGTTGGAGGAGGTAGAGCAAATACTGGCTCAGGGACTTATTCTGTGGTTTCAGGAGGTTGCGTTAACACTGCTTCTGGTACATACTCATCTGTGGGTGGTGGTAGAAACAACTCTGCATCTTCTACAGGTTCTAGAGTAGGAGGTGGTAGAAACAACGTATCATCTAATACAGATTCTGTTGTAGGTGGAGGAAACAGTAACACTGCATCAGGAGCACATTCAACAGTATCAGGTGGATATCAAAACGCAGCATCAGGTGCTTGTGCTACTATAGCAGGAGGTAGAGCAGGTACAGCTTCTGCCGCATACGCATCAATAGGTGGTGGTACTGCAAATTTAGCATGCGGAACTCTTTCAACTGTGGCCGGAGGCCAAAGTAATACTGCTAGTGGTGCTAGAGCTTTTGCAGGTGGAGGTCAAAATAACACTGCATCAGGAAATTATTCTACAGTAGCAGGAGGTAGAGCTAACACTGCTTCTGGTACATCAGGAGGCGGATTTGCATTCATAGGTGGAGGTTGTGGAAATACTGTATCTGGAGGTTATGCTTCTGTAGTGGTGGGTGGATGTGCAAACTGTGCTACATCTACACGTTCAACAGTAGTTGGAGGTAATCTTAATAAAGCGTTAAATGCTTCTACATTTGTAGGAGGCGGTGAAATCAACTGTGCTGTAGGTGTATTTGATGTTGTAGTGGGAGGATTTAATAATACAAATGCCTCTAGCTGTATGTCATTCATTGGTGGTGGTTGCTACAACTACATCTCAACAGGTGTTTGGCAAACACTCGTAGGTGGTATTTGTAACTGTATCACATCAGGAGGATACAACTTTATTGGTGGTGGTTATAGAAACTGTTTAATTGGTAGTGCTTCTGAATCAGCAGTTGTAGTAGGAGGTACTAATACAGTAAGTAATTCATATTCTGCAATCTTAGCAGGTTCAGCAAACACAGTATCAGGTAAGTGTTCATCACTTGCTGGAGGTAGAGCAAACAGTGTTTCAGCAGATCTATCATTTATAGGAGGTGGTCTTAGTAACACAGCCTCAGGTGCTTGTTCTTTTATTGGTGGTGGTCAAGGAAATATATCTTCAGCTGGTCTATCTACAATTGCAGGTGGATTGAACAACCGTTCATGTGGAACTTATTCAACGGTGTCAGGAGGCTATCTCAACTGTGCAACTGGTATTTTTGATGCTGTAGGAGGAGGTTGTTTTAATAGAGCATCAAATGGTTATTCAACTGTAGCAGGTGGTAATACTAACTTAGCTAATGGAGGTAGAGCTACTATAGGAGGAGGACAATCTAACTCAGCTAGTGGATACGCTTCTACAATAGCTGGAGGTAGAGCTAACACAACCTCTAATACATATTCCACTGTAGGTGGAGGATTAAGTAATCTATCATCAGGATTTGCTTCTACAATAGCAGGTGGTAGAAGTAACTGTGCCACTTCTGATGATGCAACAGTGGGAGGTGGATTAAGTAACACAGCATCTGCTTACAGAGCAACAGTTGCAGGTGGTAGAAAAAACTGTTCTACAGCTTGCCATGCTACAGTAAGTGGTGGATATGACAACGCCGCTTTATGCATTAATGGTACAATATCAGGAGGTCAGGGTAACAGAGTGTGTGGAGTTGCTGGTAGTGTTGGAGGTGGTGTATTTAACTGTGCTACAGGAGCTTGTTCTGCAATCCTAGGTGGTTGTGGTAACACTGCATCAGCTTGTTGGGCAGGTGCATTCGGTTGCAACTTAAATGCAAACGTAGCCAAGACATTCTTTACTAACAACCAATGTATATCAGGCCAGTTAGTAGTCTCTGCTTCAGGAGGAGTTCAAACAGCCTGCTTCTTTGGTTCAGGCTCAACCTTACTGTCTGTTGATGGTTCACAAGGTCGACTTCTAGAAGTAACAGACGATCTTTCTTGTTCTATTTTCTCAGCCAATACTATTGCAGGCCTTCCTGTTATAGAAGCCTTCTCTAACTATTGTGTTAGTCTAGGACAGTACAATGGTCACAAGTTCGAGGTGACTTGTAGATCTATCAGAGGTGGTAAGTGTAATACTGCATCAGGCATATACAGTTTTGTAGGAGGAGGTTGTTGTAATACGGCATCAAACTATTATTCATTTGTTGGAGAGGGAACATTTAACACCGCATCAGGAGTTAGAGCTACTATTGTTAATGGATCACAAAACTGTGCTTCAGCCAACTGCTCAATTATTGTAGGAGGCTCTAGTAATACCGCTTGTTCTGGATTTGCTTCTATAGTAGGAGGCGCACTTCATACCGCTTCAGGATATGGTTCATTTATAGGTGGTGGACTATGTAACCGTGTAACAACAACCTATTCAACTATCCCTGGTGGTAGACAAAACTGTGCTAATAACACTTATTCATTTATAGGCGGTGGTTATCTTAACTGTGCTACAAACACTTATACGACTATATCTGGTGGTTATAGTAACGTAGCTTCTGCTGCTTATTCAACACTATCTGGTGGATACAATAATACTGCTTCTGGTACATACTCTGTAGTCGGAGGAGGATTTACAAACTGTGCTACTTCAACAAGAAGTACTGTAGCTGGAGGTATGAATAATAGAGCTACTGCTCCTAGAAGTACAGTTGCAGGAGGAGAAGCTAATACATCATCAGGATACTACGGATTTGTAGGTGGCGGCTTATATAACTGTGTTACATATACTCATACAACAATTGGTGGAGGTTGCCGTAACTGTGTCATAGGATGTTCTACTTCAGGTGTAATTGCAGGTGGATCTTGCAATACTATTAGTGGCTACGGTAATGATTCTGGTATATTAGGTGGTTTTGCTAACTGTGTTAACAGTCACGCTAACGCACATATCATTGGATCATGTATTACTAGTACAGCTCAAAACTACACCTTTGTAAATAACTTATGTTGTACAGGTGGCGGTCTTTCTGACTGTCGTGTTAAAAACACAATTGAGCCTGTTAGATTCAGTCTTAATGAACTTACCAAACTTCAACCAGTTAGCTATTGTTGGAATGGTGATACATCATGCCATAAGAAGTACGGCTTCTTGGCTCAAGATGTACAACAAGCAATGTCTTGTGTGGTTACTTGCAATCAACTACACCGTCTAGGTCCTAATGGTACACAAGTACTTGGAGGAGATGGTGAACCACTTCTTGCCTTTGAAAAAGATGCAATCTATGCTTCATACATCAATGCCTTCAAAGAGTTGAAACAAGAGAATGATCAGCTGAAAGCTAGAATAGAAGCAATAGAAGCCATACTCAAGAAAAATAACCTGTTATAAACTACAACTAACACATATTTATTAATAAGCAAAATAAACTTAACTAACTATGATCTTCGGTAAAATTAACCCAGTAGCTACAGTATATCAACAAGCCACTCCATTTGGAACTACAACTGTAACTGGTTCTTACATGACTGCTATAGCTCGCCCATACGTTCTAGGAGCTAACCAAGTTAACTTCCAAGTTGTTTATGGTAACTGTACTTTTGACACAGGATCAGGTGCTGTTACTAACTTCCAACAAGTGTTCAGCGATAACGTAGTACTTTCTGGAAGTGTTATCACTACTTGGGGTGAAGACGATACTGTTATCTTAGACGCTATTGCTGACCAGCAAGGAACTGAGGTTACTCAGGTTGTTTCTGGAAGTAACAATATGATGTTCTAAAATAAATTTTTTTCTTTCAACCAGTTTTTGTATATTTAGGTTATGAACATAATCTTCCAAATAAATGGAGGTATTGGTAAGTGTGTTATGGCCACGGCTGTTTGTGAAGCCATAAAGAAAAAATACCCCGACTCTAAGCTTATCGTAGTCTCTGGCTACGCTGATGTATTCTTGAATAACCCCCATGTATATAGGTCATACCAATACGGGGGTATTTCTTATTTCTATAGTGAGTATATTGATGGGCATGACTACAAGATCTTTGCCCATGATCCTTATGTACAAACAGAGTATGTAGAACAAAAAGAGCACCTGATCAAAACATGGTGTGAGATGTACGATGTGCCTTATAATGGTGAACAGCCTAAGATCTATTTGACAGGCCGTGAAGTCAAGTTCTTCGAGAACAAGTTCACGTCAGACAGACCGATACTACTACTTCAAACTAATGGTGGAGCTCAAACAGAGCATAAGTATAGTTGGGCTAGAGACATTCCTTCTAGTGTAGCAGTTAAGGTGATAGACCACTTTAGACTAGAGTATAATGTAGTTCATATTAGGCGTGATGATCAAAATCAGTTTGAAGGCACATTCGGTGTCTCAGACACATTCAGAGCGCTTTGCGTATTGATCTCCATGTCCAGTAAAAGACTGTTGATTGATAGCTTTGCCCAACACGTAGCGGCTTCTATGAACCTCCCATCAACTGTGTGTTGGATAGCTAATTCACCTAAAGTGTTTGGCTACACTATGCACAACAATATATTAGCAAACCCTTTTACCACTAAGCCTGAACTTAGGAACAGTTACTTTGGTAAATTCAATATAGCTGGAGACTTGCTTGAGTTTCCTTATAACCACGAAGACGAGATCTTCGATGTAGACAAGATAATCAAATCGATAGAACAACTATAAACTGTTATGGAAAGACTATTTCATCAATCTTCACTGCCTAGAGCAGGTTCAACTCTTCTGCAAAACATTCTGGCACAGAACCCAGACATTTATGCTACACCTACTTCAGGCGTATTAGAATTAGTGTTCGCAGCTAGAGGTAATTACACAGATTCACCAGAGTTTAAAGCGCAAGACGCTGAAGTAATGAAGAAGGCGTTTCTAGCCTTTTGTACTCAAGGTATGAAAGCATACTACGAAGCTATTACAGACCAAAAGTATGTGATCGACAAGTCAAGAGGCTGGGGTATACACTACGACTTCTTGAACCTATTAAACCCTGAGCCAAAGATCATTTGCATGGTTCGTGACCTTCGTGACATTTTTGCATCAATGGAGAAGAACTATCGTAAGAACCCTGACAAACAAGACCCTATTCTTAACTGGGCACAGATGAGTGGAACAACTGTACCAAAACGTATTGACATTTGGGCACAGAATCCACCTGTAGGTATGGCGATTGAAAGACTAGGTGAGATCTTTAGAATGGGAATCGATAGCAAGATGTTGTTCGTTAAGTTCGAAGACCTTTGTTTATACCCAGAACAACAGATGCACAGAATATACACTTATCTAGACATACCATTTTATTCACATGACTTCGATAATATCGAGCAAGTAACAAAAGAAGACGACGAAGTATACGGAGCGTTTGGTGATCACGTTATCAGAACTAAGCTAGAGCCAGTGCCTTCTAAGGCAAAGACACTACTTGGCAAAGATGTAACAGATTGGATCTACAATACATACAAATGGTACTTCGATCAGTTCGGTTATAAAAAGTAACACATGATTATATCTTTATTTGGCCAACCACATTGTGGTAAAACAACATTGGCTAAGCAGTTAATTTCTACTCAAACATTCGATCAATACTGGAATATTGATGGCGATGAACTAAGAAACATATTCAAGAACAAGAACTTCACAAGAGAAGGTCGTATTCAGAACTTGAATAGAGCAAGTGATATTGCCCACTACATGAATAGTATAGGCTCAGCTGGTATTATATTATCATTGATATACCCATACAAAGAAGCAAGAGACTATTTAAACAGTCTAACTGACGAAGTTAGATGGGTGTATCTAAGTTATAATGGTGAACGTGGTCGTGAGAATTATCACGTAAAAGACTTTGAACTACCACAAGAAAGTGAGAGAGTGCTTCACTTAAATACAACAGAACTAACTCCTCAAGAGTGTATTGAATCAATCGAAAGGTATGTCTACAATAACTAATGTACATGAATGTCCAGGTTGTAAGATACCAAAAGGTTGGGGCCATGAACTAATCATACACAATTCTGACAAGTATTGTGGAAAGGTTTTAGTATTCAACAAAGGTTGCAAATTTAGCATGCACTACCATTTGTTAAAGCAAGAAACGTGGTACGTCAATAAAGGATCATTCAAATATAGATGGATTGATACAGAAAAAGGTGAGACTCTAGAGACAACACTCAAGCTAGGAGATGTTGTAACACAGTATCCAGGAATGCCTCATCAATTAGAGGCTTTAGAAGATGGAGAAATATTCGAAGTTAGCACTCAGCACTTCGACTCAGATAGTTATAGAATATGGAAAGGAGACTCACAATCTACGTAGACATAGACAATACTATTTGTCTTACACCTGATGATGTTCATTATAGCCAATCTCTTCCTATCAAAGAGAATATTGACAAGATCAATAAGCTCTATAGAGAAGGACACACTATAGTCTATTGGACAGCTAGAGGCATGAGAAGTAAAGTTGACTACACAGAGTTAACAGAAAAGCAGTTGAAAGAATGGGGATGCAAATACCATCAACTGATCATGAATCATAAACCAGCTTACGATATGCTGATATGTGATAAGACAAAACGTATAGAAGAACTATGAAAAAGGTTTGGACAAACGGTACATTCGATGTTCTACATGTTGGCCATTTAAAGTTGTTAGAGTACGCAGCTTCATTTGGTCAATTAACTGTAGGAATAGACTCTGATAAAAGAGTAAAAGAGTTGAAAGGACTAGACAGACCTTTTAACAATACATTAGACAGAAAGTACTTTTTAGAGTCAATCAAGTTTGTTCACAACGTAGTTGTATTTAACTCGAGAGAAGAGTTGATCAATATGGTAAAAGACTTTGAGCCTGACTATATGGTAATAGGAAGCGACTATATTGACAAACCTGTCTTTGGTTCAGAATACGCAAAAGAGTTATTGTTTTTTGACAAGTTAGAACAGTACTCGACTACAACGATATTAAGCTATGAAAAAGATATTAGTAATAGGTGATTTTTGTATTGACTGTTTTATATATGGCAAAACTGAAAGGCTGAGCCCAGAAGCACCTGTTCCAGTATTTGTGCCTACACAAAGTAAAATAAACGATGGTATGGCTGGAAATGTTGCTACTAACTTAACAGCAATGTCTACAGAATATCATGTTGAACTATACCATCAAGATGAGGTGATCAAGAAGACCAGGTATATTGATCAGAATACTAACCACATGTTTTTACGTGTAGATGAAGGAGAAGATTCTATAACACCTCTAGTGTTGACTGAAGAAGTTACTAAGAGAATACAAGAAGCAGAAGCTGTGGTTATTAGTGATTATAATAAAGGGTACCTTGACCTTGAAACAATTAATCAGATAGGTAAACTGGCTAAAAGATCTTTTTTAGACACTAAGAAGAAAATTAACTCGGATACGATAGAAAGATTTACATTTATTAAACTAAACGAAGAGGAGTTTAAGAAGAACATGACTGATGATCCTGAGAAGTTAAAGAAGATAATCGCAACACTTGGTAGTAGAGGTGCACAGTATATGGGTAAGTTATACCCTGTAGTTGCAAAAGAAACAATAGACGTATCAGGAGCAGGTGACACATTCTTATCTGCTTTTGTACTAAAACACTTAGAAACTAATGATGTAGAGATAGCAATAACATTTGCTAACAAGATGAGTTCAATTGTTGTATCAAAGAAAGGAGTAGTAACACCATGAGAGCATTAATAACAGGACATAAAGGGTTTATTGGCTATAACTTGAAAAAGATGTTAGAAGCCAAAATGGACCGTTATATATATGGTCTAGATGAAGAGTTGTTTGATTCACCTAATTGGAAAGAAGACCTTGAGTCATACATATATAGACAACAGCCTGACATTATATTTCATGTAGGAGCTTGTGCAGATACTATGAATCAAGACGTAGAATACATGATGACTAGAAACTATGAGTCAACAGTTATTATGTCTAATTTAGCAAAGATACACGATATACCTTTTATATATAGTTCATCTGCCGCTAACTATGGTGATGTAAATGGGAATCGCAATTTATATGCTTGGTCTAAATACGCAGCAGAAAAACATGTAGTAGCAAACTATCAAGTAGCACTACGATACTTTAATGTGTATGGTCCTGGTGAGGGTCATAAAGGTAAGATGGCTTCCGTTGCACACCAGATGTTTAATAGACATAAAGCTAAACAACCTGTACAACTATTTCCAGGTCGTCCTCAAAGAGACTTTATTTATATTGATGATGTAGTGTCTGCTAATATTGAGGCTATGGTAGGATACCACGAACTACGTGGTGATTGGTATGATGTAGGATCTGGTGAAGCCAACACGTTTGAGTCTGTCTTAGAACATTTAAATATACCTTATACATACAAAGATAAATCAGAGATGCCTGATAACTATCAAATGTATACAAAGGCAGATCAACGTAAAATGCTACCAGGTTGGATTCCTAAATTTACACTAGAACAAGGACTAAAAAAGTACAAAGAATATCTATGCAAAACTATTTAGCAAAAGCTCAGAGTAAGTCAGGCAAATATGCAATGTTTATTGGCCGTTGGCAGCCTTGGCATGATGGCCACCGTTGGTTAATTGACCAAGCCTTAAATGAAGACAAGAAAGTGTTGTTGTGTGTTCGTGATGTTCCTACAAGTGAATCTAACCCATGGACAGCAGATCAAATACTATTAAACTTGGCTGACGCACTAAAAGATCTTATCGAAGAAGGCCGTGTTCACATCATGAAGATACCTGATATTGAGTCTATTAATATTGGCCGAGGTGTTGGTTATGATGTAATTGAGCATGTGCCACCTCAAGAGATTCACGATATATCAGCTACCAAGATCAGAGAGCAAATGAAGCAAGAAGGAAAGCTATGACAGTACAAAAGAAAAGGCATATTGCCAAAACGATCAGCTACCGTATAGTCAGCACCTTGATAGGATTTCTAATCATGTGGGCTGCCACAGGATCTGTTAAAATAGGAGCTGCTTTCGGTATAGCAGAGCTAGTATATAAGCCAATCCAGTACTACCTTCATGAGAGGGTCTGGTACAAATGGATCAAGTACGGCCTGAAGCAGGACTAGCGTTTTTACTAGATTCACGTATATTTATATATAAACCCATAGACATGAAAATTTTACTTATCGTTGTTGCAATTGCTCTAGTAGCTACTTTCATCCTAATGAAGAAAGGTAAGATCAAAGACGCCGATGGTAACAACATCCCAGATGCTCTAGAAGACGCAGCTAAAGAAGTTAAAGAGGTAGTAAAGAAAGCTAAGAAGACTGCCACTAAGAAGAAAGCAACTAAAGAATAATCAAATAATATGGCAACAGTTACACTAAAGAACTCAGAGTTTTTAAACCTCGAATCTGAGATTAATGGATTGATCAATCAACAAGAGAACAGATTGATCTTGAGAGGTCTTATCAACGAGAACATGAAGCTATCTACCAAGATCAAGCTTTCTGACCTTACTAAGAAATTAGCCGTAGAACTTAATGCTATCGCAGAAAAGAGAAACGAGCTAGTTGTTAAGCATGGTGAGGCTCAAGAGGACGGAACAACTTTCGTTCCTATGTTCATCAACATTCAAACTAACGAGCAAGGTGAAGTAGTATCAAGAGATGCTAACCCTAAGTTTGAAGAGTTTCAAAAAGAGTACCAACCTTTCTTGAATGAAGAGAAGCAGTTCGAATGCGAACTATTCACTCAACAAGACCTAGAAGGTGCATACTCAGAGTTTAACTACCCTACTTTTTACAAGTTAGTTAAATCAGAAGAATAAATTGACTTTTTGTTTTTAATATAAACAACAATGGCTCTCTTTTATTAGAGGGCCATTTTACATATTTATAATAACAATTGTTATGGGAAAGCTAACCGACACAGAACTCCAATTAGTTCAGCTAATAAAAAGAGACGCTTTAGAAGTGGCCTCTACTTTAGGTGAACTTAGTTACCAAAGAATGACTATCGATCTTTTAATTGACGAAGAGAAGAAAAAGGTCAAGGATATCAAAGAAAGAGAGGCGAAGATCTTAGATGAACTCAAAGAAAAATACGGAAACGTCTCCATAAATATCGAGACTGGAGAATTTCAATAAAGTGTTTCAAAAAAGTTTTGATATTTATTACTAGATAAAAATCATATAAATGGCCGAAACACTTCTTAGCCCAGGAGTTTTCTTGAATGAAAACGATCTATCACAAATAACCTCGGGTCCAGTTGCAGCCGGCGCTGCACTTATGGGTCCTACAGTAATTGGTCCAGTTAATATTCCAACATTAGTAACTTCATACTCACAGTACAAAGCTATCTTTGGTGCTGCGTTCGTTTCTGGAGGTGCTAATTTTGAATACCTAACATCTATTGCTGCCCTTAACTACTTTGAACAAGGTGGTGAGTCTTTGTTAGTAACTAGAGTTGCCTCTGGTTCTTATACAGCAGCAACAGCATCAGTTTCTGGATCTAACGGAATAGAGTCATTTAAACTAGAAACTCTTTCTGTAGGTACAATAATGAATAACGTAAACGGTAATACATTAGGTACTAACGGATCTCTTCCATCTGGTTCTTCTGCCAACGTTCGTTGGGAAGTAACTGGCGTAGACACTGGTTCTGGTGTTTTCAGTCTTGTTATCCGTCGTGGTGATGACTATAATAATAGTAAGACTATTCTAGAAACATGGAATAATCTATCTCTAGATCCTAATCAAAATAATTATATTGCTTACGTAATAGGAGACCAAACTCAAACTATTCGTCAAGATTCAACTGGAGACTACTACTTGCAAACTACAGGTTCTTATCAGAATAATAGCTTGTACGTTCGTGTATCTTCTGTTAATCAGCCAACTCCTGGTTACTTTAACCAAGTTGGTGTTGCTCAAAATATGTATACAGCGTCACTACCAACTCTTGGTTCAGGTTCATTAAATGGAGCTTTTGGCGGTGCCGCAGGAGTTATTTTCGGTTCTTTTGGAAAGGCTCCTCTTAACATGTTTGAGAACATTCCAAATGTTGCTTCTACAGTAGCAACTCCAACAACTAACATTCAAGGTGTTCACCCTGCTGACTATAATGTAGCTATCAACCTTCTTGAGAATACTGATGCGTACGACTTCAATGTTGTTTACGCTCCAGGTTTGACTAGCGTAAACGCTGCAACTCAAGTATCTGATCTTTTACTTTTAGCTCAAGGTCGTGGCGACAATATTGCTGTTGTTGATATGGTTGGATATGGTCAACAAATAAATAGTGTTATTGGTCAAGCTGTATCTTATGACAACTCATACGGTGCAACTTACTGGCCATGGGTACAGATTCGTTCACGCGAAACTGGTAAAGTTAACTTCGTTCCAGCTTCTACATTAGTACCAGCTGTTTACGAATACAATGATAAAGTATCTGCAGAATGGTTTGCTCCAGCAGGTCTTAACAGAGGTTCTCTTTCAACTGTACTTCAGCCAGAAAGAAAGATCGGTGTAAATGATCGTAACGTTCTATATCAAGGAAAGGTTAACCCAATCGCTACCTTCCCAGGTGTTGGAACAGTTATCTATGGTCAGAAGACTCTTCAACAGAAGCCTTCTGCTCTTGATCGTGTAAATGTAAGTCGTCTATTGATCGCTCTTAAATCTTATATCGGTCAATTAGGTGAGCAGATCGTGTTCGAGCCAAACACTCAAGTAACTCGTAACAAGTTCTTAAGCCAAGTTAATCCTTATCTTGAGTCTGTACAACAGCGTCAAGGTCTATATGCCTTCCAAGTTGTAATGGACGAATCTAATAACACTCCAGATGTAGTAGATCGTAACCAATTAGTTGGTACAATTTATCTACAGCCAACTAAGACTGCTGAATTCATCCAACTTGACTTCAACATTCTTCCGACTGGTGCAACATTTGGTCAATAATATAAAATAAACCACAGATGAACGATAATACTATATTAAGAATCAAAGTACCAGCTCACTTATACGAGAGTGTAAAAGAGCAGTTGACCCTATCTGAAGCCAAAAAAGGTAAGCATAATCTTGGCGCTGGTATGGAGTTAGTTAAAGAAAAGAAAATGAAGGCTCCAAAAGACGGCATGAAGAAAGTAGAAGAAGTAGAACAAGTTCAAGAAGTTGATCAAGTTGAAGAAGGTGTAATGGACATGCTTCGCGCTGCTTCTGATAAAATCTTTTATAATCCAGCAGTTGTAGATGCACCAAAAGATGTAGTTAAAGCTTGTATCGAAGATGCTAACTCTCAAAAGAAGTCTAATCCTAAAGTTGATAGAGACAATCTTATCGTTAATTGCTTGAAGAGTAAAGGTGCCGCTTTCAAAGCTAGTCAAACTACAGGTATTGCTGAAAAGAAAGACAGAACAATGGATGAGTTGAAGAAGGCTAAAGACATGCTCGAGATGAAAATCAAGAAAATGGAAGAGAGCCTCAATGAGAAGAAGCACAAAGAAGAGGAGAAAGAAGAAAAACAATAATTTAGTTATTGAATATTTATAGTAAGAAACTAAATCGCATATACAATGCCAGTATTGGATCCAAATGAAATAATGTTCACAGCGTTTGAACCTACAGTATCAAACCGCTTTATCATGTACATCGATGGTATTCCATCTTACATGATCAAGAAGGCAGACGCTCCTGGTGTTACTCTAAATGAGATCAAGTTAGATCACATCAATGTTTACCGTAAGATCAAAGGTAAAGCAGAATGGCGTGATATGACTT